CAAAAAGATATAACTGTAGAGAAATCACTCTTTGATGTTAATTTGATTCCAGGGAGAATGTCTCCTTTCAACATTCTACAGAGAATATCATCAAAAGCAGTTTCAGAAAAGTCCAGCACTTCTGGTTCAAGTGGAAGTAGAAGCACTAAAGAATCTGATACTAATGCAATACAGGGAACGGCAGGATACTTCTTCTATGAGAATAAAAATGGATATTTCTTTGAATCAATAGATAAAACATGTTCTTCTTCAAATAGTTCATTTGGAGGAAGAGAAGTAATTGGTGACTATTACTATGATCCAAACACTGATGAAAATGAAAAGAAAATTTATTCCTTTAATTATGATAACGAGATAAACATTATGAAGAAATTGAGGTTAGGTGGTTTCTCCTCAATTATTTGCTGCTATAATTTCTCCACTGGAAAATATGAGGAAGTAGTATGGTCACTTACTGACACTTATAAAAATATGGCAAAACTTGGTACACAAGAAAAACTTGGCAAGTATCAAGAAGAAGCAAGCAAAAATCCAACCAGAGTGATGTCTGCTGTTATTGACCACGAAACATGGTATAATGGATTGGAAGCAACCAACGATGGTGAAAAAACACAATATCCAGATTATGCAAAAAATTATCTTGCACAATCAATTGGTAGAGAGACTATCATTGGTTCTTACAAAATGAATATATCTTTACCAGGAAATCCAGAACTGACTGTTGGTGAAAAAATCAATGTTTATTTACCAAACACTGTTCCAGGTGAGGATAGAAAAGTAAAACCATGGGATGAAGAGAATAGTGGAACATATTTAATTTCTGGTGTAGAACATCAGTTTAATGCTGGTAACGGTCAAGTCCTTTCTAAACTTGAACTCATTAGAGATTCACTTGGATTGCCAAATGGTGCCAGCTCGGTGCAATAAATAAACTTATACGGAGGTAAAAATGAAAAGTATTGAAAAGCATATAGAAGCAGACAAAGAAGAATTACAAAACCCCCAACTCTCACCTCAACGTCGTCGTCATATTGAAGGCGAATTGGAAGAATTGGAAGCATATGCAGAAAATCATCCAAATGATCACCATGATCCAACTCCACTTGAGTTATACTGTGATGCCAATCCAAATGCTCTTGAGTGTAGAGTATATGAAGACTAATTGATATGGATCAAAGTTTGCAGTCAATTATTCCTCTCAACACCATTGGATCTCAATTTAAATGGTGGGTAGGACAAGTAGAAAAGAAAGATACCAAATATTCAAACAGATTTAAAGTTAGAATTGTTGGTAGACACCTGAAGACTTCATCTATCGTGAAGACTGATGATCTCCCATGGGCACACAGTATGTTGCCTGTTACCACACCTTATTCTGATGGTGGTACTACTGGTGCGACTGCAAACTTAGAAGTTGGTAATTGGGTCATTGGATTCTTCTTAGATGATGATGCCCAAAGACCTATTATTATGGGATCTATTGGACACGTTGCTAATTCTACAGATGAAGCTCCAGAAGCAGCAGCTGATCCAGAACAATCCCCAGAATTTAAAGTAGTAAAAGATCCAGCAAGTAACCCAGCAGTACATTCTCCCGCAAATAAAGAATTAAATAAGAATGATGCTGGTGCTCCTCCTGGACAAGATGAAAAGACTGTTTCTGATCTCATAGCAAGATTAAATGCAGAAAACTCAGAGACAAACCCAGGAGGAATCAAGTTTTGTGTAGAGGTAGCTGATCCTAACTGTGGTGGAGAAAAGGATTTGGCGGGACAAATTGGCGATGTGATGGCAGATTTGTTAAAAGCAAATCAAGATTCTGGCGGACAACTTGGTGATTATCTTGTAAGTAAAGCAACGGGAGAGATTTATAACTACGTCGATGGAGCAAGAAAGTATATCGACAAAGTTATATTGATTGCTGATACTTTTGTTGCAAGAGTCAAAGGAGAGATCGTAAAACTTATTAAAGATGGTATCGACGAGTTAGTCAAGTTCTTATTAAAACCAGACGTTCTTGGAAATAGTCTTAAAACAGTTCAAGATTTCTTAGACAAATTATTAGAAAATCTTGGATGTTCAATTGCCGACCTTTCTGATAGATTAGCACAGTGGATTACTGATACTTTATTTGATTATCTTTACAGTGTGTTTCAAGCTGCTGCATGTCAGGTTGATACTTTTGTAAATGGACTTATCACTCAAGTAACTTCATTCCTCAATGATATTATCAATAGTATTCTTGGACCATTAACAGAAATACTGGGAGTTATTGCAGAACCGTTAAATCTTGTTGGAAACGCAATTAATTCAATATTCAATCTTCTTGGAATTTCTTGTGATGGACCATCAAAGAGCTGTGTAAAAACAAGAAAGGTATGCACTGATTGTGGTTCTGGTAAGAAAAGCGATTTCTTAGATGATTTACTAAAAGATCTATCAAATGGTCCTTTAGAAGGTGATTATGTTTGTGATGATGCCAATAGTTCAATCGAAGAACCAAGCACCAACGTAGATTTTATTGGTGGTTCTTTCGATGAAGATAATGGAGAAACAGAAAACCTAATAGTATATTCAATACCAAGTGCTTTCTATGTAACAGAGGGTCAAATTGCAACCTTCACTGTTATTAGATCGGGAAGTGTTGATGTATCTTCGTCAATTGATTACTCATCTACAGAAGCATCTTCGGATGATGCAGCAACAGAAAATGAAGACTATATCCCAGTCAATGGTATATTAGGATTTGCGCCACAAGAGACACAAAAGTCTTTTACAATACAAATCTTAAATGACAGCGAGAATGAGTCAATTGAAAAATTCTTGTTAAATTTCTCAGTATCAACTGGTGTTTATAATTCATATTTTGAGATTTCTGGTGATAAGTCACAGGAATCTGAAGTATTCATTCTGCAGAATCAAAATTCTGGTGATGGAGATGACTCTTCCCCAATCATTGACAGTGCTGTTGTAATTTCACCAAATAATGGTAATGGACTATATCCAATTCAATATGATAATCTTGCTTTACCAACAGATAGTCAATTCGACGACACAGATGTTCCTACCGATCCAAATGCTTCTACAACAAGTCCAGTTACCCCTGGATCAAATGGGGAAGTTGTCATTGAGTTGACTGCTGATAAGACTTCTGTTGTTGAGGGAGATTTTGTCACATATACAATAAAGACCAAGAATGTCGCTGCAGGAACTGTATATGGATACAGTTTATTTGGTCTGAATATAACAAGTGATGATATTCTTGGCGGAAAGCTTCTTGGAACTTTTACAATGAGTAATCCAGATCCAGATGATGAGACAAAATTAAAAGCAACTGTAACTATTGGAATTAATGATGATGCTGTAGATGAAGGTTCTGAAGGATTAACATTCAGCATTAATGGAACAGGGAAATCTGTACCAGTCACTATTTTGTCCGATCCAAATGATCAAAGTAGCAACATAGTTACGATAACTTTACCACAAGATCAATCATCTTATCCTATTGCTGATAATCCAATTACAGATGAAAATGGCGAGTTGATAGAGATTCCAATTTTAGATAGTGGAGGACCTTTTGTAGAACCACCAAAAGTCTTGATCAGTGGAAAGGGATATGGTGCTTCTGCAATTGCTTTACTTGATGATAATGGAAGGGTCAGTGAAATAAGAATAACTAATCCTGGAAGAGGATATAGAGTAAATCTACCAGATAACTCTGGTTTGCAATGTGTTATTGATGGATATACTATGATTAGACCAGGACAAGGATATACGGAACAACCACAAGTCTTTGTAAATGGTTCTACTGGCATTGCCGAGGCTGTAATTGAGAATGGAAGAATAATCTCTCTACGAGTTCTCGATAGAACAGTCACATTTAATGCTTATCCAAGAGTTACAATTGTTGGTGGAAATGGTTTTGGAGCACTATTCTTGCCATCGTTTAGATGCCTAGATATACAAGATCTTGAGCGTAAGCAATATGCCAAGATTGGAACTGGTAAATATATTGATTGTCCATAATGGCAAAAAGCAAAGCGCCTACTGTAGATCCTTCTGGTCGTGGATTTTTTCCACAGGCAGAAAATGAGAATGCAACATCATCTTTCGTATCGAATGGATATAAGGTAACTGTAACAAGACCTTCTCCTGGTGTTCAGTACATAACAACATTTGATCCTAAAACTGGAGCAGCCAATTGGATGGTTGTTATGGACAGTGGAGCCAATTTCAGGATTACTGAGTCTGGTGATATTGTAATGATTGGTGCTAAACCAAATGCCGCAGCATGTGGTGGAAAGTTCATCCAGAAAACTCCTGGCGATGAGATTAAAAAAATTGATGGTAAATCTCACACTGAGATTGGGGGAGCAAAAACTTCTGGTGATAATACTACAAAAGACGACAAAAATAGTGAAGATTCGCCAGCATATTCATTAAAAGTTTACGGTAATGCTTACATTGAGTCTCAGGGAGGACATTTATCCTTGAGAGGAACTAATGTTACTGTAAATGCGGTTAGTGTACTTTCTCTTAAATCAGATAAGGATATTTTATTACAAGCTGGAGAAAATGGTGGAAAAATAACTATGAATGCGGGAACAGTTGAGACTAACTGTGCATTTATTAGAGATAATGTATCTGGAGGTATATACAAATCAGTACCATCTGGTGAAGAAACAACAACGTCTCTTGACCCAAGAAGTTCTGTAAATATTGTTTCTACTGGAAGTATACAGCATAAGATTCTTGGTGATCTCAAACTTGAAGTTCTTGGAAAAACTAAGTTTGATTTCCTTGGTATCCCTTCATTGGTTGGATTTGATGATTTGAAGTCACAAGTTCCTGGTCTCCAATTAAATGTTGCTTCAGTTGGAACAGAAGCACTAAACATTCAGACAGCACAAGACATTAAGATGAATGCACTTAATACCACAGTAACATCTGGATTGGTGACTTCAATTACCAGTGTTGGTGGTAATACAAACATTAAAGGTCTTATCATCAACCTCAACTGATAACCAGATCTTATCACACCCATCGGATATCCGTATCAAAAACTGGCACAAGGGGGCTTGTTTTTTGCAACTTGCCATGATAAATTACTCCTATAGCAATGGAGAGGTGCCTCAATTACTCGCACCAAACCACTTGACGCGCTTCTGCTTCATGTGCTATAATCAATTCAGCGATCGGCACAAGTCGATCCTTCATCTGCGGGTAACCATTCCGCAAGTAAATTCGAGGAAACAATTATGTTCAAATCTGTTCTCGCAGCTGCCGCTGCTGCACCTTTCATGGCGACCGCTGCTATGGCAGGTCCCTATGTGAATGTCGAAGCTAACTCTGGTTGGACTGGTTCTAACTATGGTGGCACCGCTATCGATAACCATATTGGTTACGAAGGTGCTCTTGGCGAAGATGCTTCGTACTATGTCCAAGGTGGCGCTACCGTCAAGCTTCCTGATGGTGGTGACGCTGACTGGGTTCCTTCTGGTAAGGCAGGTCTTGGCGTTGGTCTGACCGATAGCCTCTCTGCTTACGGCGAAGTTTCGTTCGTTGGTTCGGGCACCTCTGGTGTTGACCGTGACTACGGCACCAAGGCTGGTCTGAAGTGGGCGTTCTGATCTGACAATTAGATAATGTGAAGGGGGTCGCAAGACCCTCTTTTTTTGTATCTAAATAATTCAGGTGTGATGAGACTTTTATGTTATCAACGAACTATCGCCTGAGAATGGAATTCATTTGTGAAAGAATTACCAAGTGTGAGGAAGTCAAACTTGAAGACATGATCTGGGCGGAGAAGTTGGCGAGACATAATAGAACCGCTGCGACGATGCTACGGCAGGCAAGAAGACGTGCCAGCAACCCTGATATGGTTGATGGTGGTCTAGATGATTTTATGAACGCTATGGACCTTGGAGACCCAGATCCTAGCAATCATAAAACCAGATTCGAGAGTGCTGATGATATTGTTGATTGGTTCTCCCAAGACAAACCCGAAGACTGGCGTCAAAGAGATTGATAAGGAGAAAAAAATGACTAATACAGCAAGACGCAAAAAAGAAAGAGATCTTGAAGGAAAATTCTTCCTTTACGTGTTCTTCTTTCACATGTGGTCAGGACTCGTGAATTTATTCCGAGACGACGATTGACAAAACCTCAGAACTTCAGTAGAATAACTCTGTTGAGGGGAAAGAGAGATTTAAAGCTCTTTAATTAACTATGAAAAACATATTACCTGCTATCTTAATAGCATTAAGTATTGG